AGCATTTGCCAGAAGGGTCGCACAAGGCCAGACCAAAGCAGAAGCATATCGACAGACCTACAATCAGAATCCAGCTCGATCTACACTAGTGACAAGACCTTACGAGCTGGCCTCAGATCCGAGAATCAAACGCGAGATTGAGGCTTATGAGCTGGCTTTAGAGGCGGCGAAATATCGAACGCCCATCGCTCTAAGAGAATTGGTTATCCAGACTTTGGTTCAAACTCTAGTAGATCCAGACGCAAAGCACTCAGCAAAACTAACAGCGGCCAAGATCTTGGGGACAGTTTCCGAAGTGTCGGCCTTCGTTGAACGCAAGGAAATCACTCACGTTTCATCGAGCCAAGACGCACGCGATCAAATCATGATGGCGTTATCTGACATGCTCAAATCAAACGCCGTCGATGTAGACCCTACCACATTGATACAGGAACTAGAGGGAACCCACCCATCCCCCACCCCCCAGGATGCCGAAACGGAGTCCCCCTCGCATGTACATACTATTCCCCACGGTCTATCCAACAATGAACCTATTCCAGATACCCCCACCCCTTCCAAAAATTCCGACCCTGACAGTGATAAATAAAATAGCGAAAATTCAAAAGTAAGAATAGGTACCATCTACTATGGGGATATATACCAATTTACAGCTAAGTATACCTAAACTCCATAAACGTTTATGGAGTTTGCGGTATAGGTTATAGAATATGCGAAATGGTCAGTGTACCAAAGTTTACCAAAAATTCGACATTTGAGGAGTGTATAGGGGTTATGTCGCCGGTACAGAGGGATATGTTTATTTTGATTGATGAGTATTGGAAGAAGTTTGAATACAGTCCCACGTTAAGGGAGTTGGCGTATTTGAGGGGTAAGATGGGGATTGGAAATACCAAGAGGATTGTGGATCAGTTAGTAAGGATAGGAGCGGTGAAAAAGGTAGGAAAGCGGGGAAGGACGATACGGCCTGTGTATATTAATTTCAGGAATTTAAGTTGATCAGAAAGAGCGATGAGGGTTGATCTGAGTGAAAATGAATTAAGGGTGGCGCGTATGGTTGCGGTAGAAAGGCAACTGTATGGGAGGAAGAATTACGAAGATAAGAAGAGGATGGAAGATGGATTCCAAGCTGATGTGGACGGCATGGTGGCTGAGATGTGTTTTGGAAGGTTGTTTAATTATTACGTGTATATGGGGTTGGGTAAAAGAAAGGAAGACTTTATATCTCGGAAGGGTGAGACGATTGATGTAAAGAGTACGAGATATAAGAACGGAAGACTACTAGCGATGTTAGATAAGAGGGAAGACCCCTGTGATATTTATGTCTTGATGGTGGTCGATGATCATGGTGGCTGGTATAGAGGGTATGTGAGGAAGGAACAATTATTTAGAGATGAGAACATCAAAGACTTAGGAAGAGGTCGAGGATACGTATATGAAATTAAATGACTTGATACAAAAGCTTCCTGTGGCGGAGCAGGAAAAGTTATTAAGTCAGGTGATGGCTTATAAGAGTGCTTTAGAAAGGGAGCAGTGTCAGAAGAGTTTCTTAACGTACGTAAAGAAGATGTGGCCTGGGTTTATAGGTGGAAGGCATCACGCTTTAATGGGTAAGAAGTTTGAAGAGATCGCAGAAGGGAAGGTAAAACGATTAATTATCAACATGGCACCAAGACATACAAAATCGGAATTTGCGAGTTATTTATTACCAAGTTGGTACTTAGGTAAGTATCCAAAAAGGAAAGTGATACAGAGTTCTAACACGGCGGACTTAGCGGTTAACTTTGGACGAAAGGTAAGAAATTTGGTTTTAAGTGAGCAGTATGCCGAGGTGTTTCCGAACGTGTCTTTAAGACAAGACAGTAAAGCCGCAGGTCGGTGGGCGACAAATCACGACGGCGAGTATTTTGCTATTGGGGTTGGAGGTACCGTAACGGGTAAGGGAGCCGATCTATTAATCATTGATGACCCCCACTCAGAACAAGAAGCGACGTTAGGCGATCCTTCGGTGTTTGATAAGGTGTTTGATTGGTATACCTCTGGCCCTAGACAGCGTCTTCAGCCTGGTGGGACCATCATCGTGGTGATGACGCGCTGGTCGGATAGAGATTTAACAGGAACAATAATTAGAGAGGCGGCAAAAAGAGAAAAACATGAGGAGTGGGAAGTCATTGAACTCCCAGCTATTATGCCAAGTGGAAATCCTTTATGGCCTGAGTTCTGGTCGTTAAAGGAACTCGAATCTTTAAAAGAAGAACTTCCTTCTTCTAAGTGGAATGCACAGTATCAACAACAACCCACCGGAGAGGAAGGTGCCATCATTAAAAGAGAGTGGTGGCAGATGTGGGAGAAAGAAGACCCTCCGTCTTGTGAATTCATTATTCAAAGCTGGGACACTGCGTTCACTAAGAGTCAGAGGGCTGACTACTCAGCATGTACGACGTGGGGTGTATTTTATAAAGATGAAGATAAAAAAGACGCGAATATAGTTATGTTGGATGCGTTTCAAAAAAGGATGGAGTTTCCTGAGTTAAAAGACAAAGCCTTGAGTCAGTATAAATACTGGGAGCCAGATGCTTGTATTATTGAAGCTAAAGCTGCTGGCGCACCGCTGGTTTTTGAACTGAGGCAGATGGGCGTTCCTGTATCGGAATACACCCCTGTGAGGGGAAACGATAAGTTTGTGAGGATTAACTCTGTATCTGATTTATTTAGATCAGGAAAAGTATGGCGACCCGATACACGCTGGGCCGATGAAGTCGCTGACCAAATGGCGGCATTTCCTAATGCAGAGCATGATGACCTCGTGGACTCAAGTGTTCAAGCACTGATACGATTCCGACAGGGCGGGTTTTTAAGATTAGCTTCTGACGAGGAAGACGAGCCGCAAACCTTTAGACGTAAAGCCTATTACTAAGGATAGATCATGTTAGATAAGCCCCTTGAGCCGATATTAAGTGAAGAGATTGAGATTGAAATCGTAGATCCTGAATCCGTAACGATAGGGATGGATGGATTAGAGGTTGTCATAGAACAAGGTGAAGAAACGGCTGAAGACTTTGATGCGAACTTAGCTGAATATATGTCGGAGTCAGAACTTCAAACCTTAGCATCGGATTTAATGGGAGAAGTAGACGCAGACATTGGCTCAAGAAAAGATTGGGTCGATATGTACGTCAAAGGCTTAGAAGTTTTAGGCATGAAATATGAAGAGCGGACAGAACCTTGGAATGGAGCCTGTGGGGTATTTTCTACCCTATTAACTGAAGCGGCGGTAAGGTTTCAATCAGAAATGATTATCGAAACGTTCCCAGCACAAGGCCCAGTTAAAACAGAAATTATCGGGCAGATAACAAAAGAAAAAGAAGACTCCGCAGAACGCGTTCGTGACGATATGAATTATCGTTTAACAGAAACCATTCCAGAATACAGACCTGAACATGAAAGAATGTTATTTAACTTAGGTCTAAGCGGCGCTGCTTTCAAAAAGGTCTACTACGACCCTAGTTTAGGACGTGAGACTTCCATCTTTATTCCGGCTGAAGATGTGATTATTCCATATGGATCTTCAGGAGTGAGAACAGCAGAACGCGCCACGCATATGATGCGTAAGACTAAAAACGATATACACCGTTTACAAGTAAAAGGTTTTTACAGAGACGTAGAACTAGGCGATCCGTTAAAAGTCATTAACGACATTGAAGAAAAGAAAGCCGAAGAAACAGGGTTCTCTATTAATGATGATGACCGGTATTTAATTTGTGAAATACAGGTTGACTATAACCTACCAGGCTATGAAGAAGAAGACGACATAGCAGTACCCTATATTATTAGTATTGATAAAGGCACTAATAAAGTTTTATCGATCTATCGTAACTGGCGAGAGGGCGATCATTTATATAGAAAGCGCCAACACTTGGTTCAGTACGATTATGTGCCTGGGTTTGGTGCTTATGGTTTTGGGTATATCCATTTAATCGGCGGATATGCTCGAGCAGGAACGATGTTAATCAGGCAATTAGTCGATGCGGGTACGTTATCTAATTTGCCCGGAGGACTTAAGTCCCGAGGATTAAGAGTAAAAGGTGATGACACCCCCATTGCACCGGGAGAATTTAGAGATGTAGACGTACCGAGCGGCGCTATTAAAGATAACATCATGACACTTCCTTATAAGGAACCGTCTGAAGTCTTAGCGAAGCTATTAGAGAAGATTAGCGAAGAAGGAAGACGCTTAGGTTCGATTGCTGACATGAAAGTCAGTGATATGTCGTCTCAGGCTCCTGTCGGAACAACCTTAGCCCTCTTAGAAAGACAGCTTAAGACCATGAGTGCTGTACAGGCACGGGTTCATGCGTCGATGAAACAGGAAT